GTTGTTGAATTTGAGTTAGCTATGCCTACTGATTTAGCGGGTATTACTATACCAAAGAGACAATGTACTAGAAGAGACTTTAAAAGTATTGGTACGTTTGCATAATGTATTGGAAAGAAAAAGCATTATTACACGCATTAGAAGAATACCCGAAAGAATCTTGCGGTTTATTGTTGAATGTAAAAGGAAAATATAAATACTATTCTTGTAAAAACATAGCAACAACTGTTCATCAGTGTTTTATCATCGCACCAGAAGATTATATTAAGGCAAATAATTTAGGTGACATTATAGGTGTTGTTCATAGTCATCCAAAAATACCACCAACTCCTAGTGAAGCAGATAAAATTGGTTGCGAGCAAAGCAATTTACCTTGGCATATTATTAACCCTATTACAGAACAATGGGGATATTATCAGCCTTGTGGTTATAAACCAAAATTACTAGGCAGACCATATGTTTGGGGCGTTACCGATTGCTATTCACTTGTGAAAGATTATTATAAACAAGAATTAAATATAGTTTTAAAAGATTGGGATAGACCTGTAACTTTAGAAGATTTTGAAAAAGATCCTATGTTTGAAAGATGTGCATGGAGAACAGGCTTTAGAAAATTACGGGATGATGAAAAATTACAAAAAAATGATTTGATATTTTTTAGTATTTTTAAGAAAGAAGTTAATCATATTGGTTTATTTTTAGGAGAGGAAATTATTCATCATTTAACAGATAGATTATCTTGTAAAGAGTCTTATTCTCCGTTTTTGTTAGAATGTACTAAAGGAAGGTATCGTTATGTTGCGTAAGATAAAATTATATGGTGATCTTGCTGAATTTGTAGGGCATGAAGAATTTGAAGTACAAGTTGATAATGTAGCAAGAGCCGTTAGTTTTTTAATACATAATTTTCCTCAGTTAGAAAAATATATGAGTCCAAAATATTATCAGGTAAAAGTTGGTAATTATGAGATTGATGAGACTGAAATACCATATCCTGTTGGTCAAGAGGATATACATTTTGTTCCTGTGATTGCTGGTGCTGGTGGCGGGGCTAGAAAGTTGCTATTAGGTGCTGCATTAATAGGAGGTGCTTTTTTATTTCCTGGATCACCATTGGTTTTTGGCAAAGGTTTTGGAGCTTCGCTTGCTGGTGCAGGATTTGGATTTCAAGCTGCTATTGCTATTGGTGCATCCTTAGCTTTACAAGGAGTAAGTGAAATTTTATTTCCTTTACCAAAACTTAATGATGAAGAAGATCCGCGTTTGTCCTTTAGTTTTAGTGGGATACAAAATACAACAAGGTCTGGTACTTCCGTTCCAATAGTTTATGGTGAAATTTTTACGGGAAGTGTTGTTATAAGTTCTGCCATAGATAATAATCAAGTAGTGATTGATGAAACAGAAACATGAGTCCTAAAAGAGCTAAAGATAATCTTGACAGTAAAGCTTTTGCAACTTTTCAGGATTTAATATCAGAAGGTGAGATCGAAGGTTTTGCTACCCCATCTAAAGAAGGTATTACAGATAGAACCTCAACAAGTTATAAAAATGCACTGCAAAAAGATATTTTTTTAAATAACACACCAATTCTTACTTCTGGAGCAGATAATACAAGTCCACAGGATCGTGATTTTAATTTTAGGGATGTTGATGTAGACACAAGATTTGGTACTGCTAGTCAGACACTAATGAACGGGATTGTAGATACTACTGAAACAAGAAGTCCAACAGGTATTGGCACTACAGTAACAAATGCAGATGGTACTGCGACAGGAGAAACCAATGGTGCTGTAACTTCACCTGAAATCACAAATACAAATGTAGATGCAGTTATTGTTACATTAACATGGGCGCAACTTCAAAAATTAGAAAGCAATGGTGATATAGAAGGTTTAAGTGTTGAGTATCGTATCCAAATTAGTTACAACGGTGGTACTTTTGTTAATACAATAAATCCTGACCCTGAAGCACCTTTAGGAGCTAGCGGAAAAAGAAACAAATATGTTGTCAGTGGTCGTACACCTGATGCTTTTTCAAGAGATCATAGAATAAATCTTGATAGAACAAAAATTGATGCTGGTACCGCATTTCCTGTTCAAATAAGAGTTACAAGATTAACTAGAGATAGTCAAACTCCTACTACAAAAATTGATGCTTTTATATTTACAAGTATTCAAGAAGTAATAGATGATAATCAAACTTACCCAAACAGTGCCTATGTAGGTATTAGATTAGCTGCTGAAGAGTTTTCAAGCACACCCTCGCGTAAATACCGTATTCGTGGTGTGAAAGTAAGAATTCCTGGTGCTGGTGCTGCTAGTTCAGGTACCCCTACAGTTGATTCACAAACAGGAAGAATTGTATATCCAAGTAACTATATTTTTAATGGAACGATGAACGCCACGAGAGTATGGTGTTCCTGTCCAGCCATGATATTACTTGATTTGTTAACTAACAAAAGATATGGTCTTGGAGATCATATCGCTCCAGATCAAACAAGCGATTCAACAACTTTTTCTAATTTAGATTTATTTAGTTTTGTAGCAGCAAGTAAATTTGCTAATGAATTAGTCGATGATAATACAGGTGCCGGAACAAAAGAGGCACGTTTTAGCTGTAATGTGAATATTCAAAGTCCTAAGCAAGCCTTTGAAGCTATTAATGAATTATCTGGTGTCATGAGATGTATGCCAATATGGTCTGCTGGTTCTATTTCTCTCACACAAGATAAACCAACTACATCAAAATATATATTTAATCTGTCAAATGTTGGTGAAGAAGGGTTTTTATATCAAGGAACCAGTGCAAAACAACGTCATTCTATTGTTTCTGTTTCTTATTTCAATATGGATAGTCAACAGATTGACTTTGAAATAGTAGGTGATTCAGATCCGATTACAACAGAACAACAGACAAGACAAGATAAATTTGGAACGGATATTAAAAAGATCGTAGCTTTTGCTTGTACATCACGAGGACAGGCTGCAAGACTTGGAAAGGCAATATTATTTGCTGAAGAAAATGAAACTGAAACAGTTACTTTTACCACTTCAATAGATTCTGGAGTAGTGGTAAGACCTGGAAATGTTATCTCTATAAATGATCCTGTAAGGGCCGAAAACAGAACTGGAGGTCGTGTTACAGCAGTTACTCATACTCTTTCTTCTACCGCTCTTACAATAGATGCGGAAGCTTCTACAACATTACCTAATATTTACACAGATACTAATATTGCAAATCCTCCCACGATAAGTGTTCTTTTACCTGATGGTACTTTTGAGACTAGAGATATTTCGACTATTGTTGATGGAGTTGTTACTTGTAATATTCCTTTTTCACAGGAACCGAATGTCTTCACACCTTTTGTAATAGATACAAATGATATAAAAACTCAATTATTTAGAGTTGTACAGGTATCAGAAGAAGATGGGGTTAATTATGCAATAACTGGGGTTAAATACATTGAAAATAAATATGGTGTAATTGAAGATGAAGAACCTTTAGCTGTTCGTAATATTTCAACATTACTTGAATTAAAACCATCACCAACAAATTTAGTAGTAGAAGAAAGACAAGTAGTTTTTGAAAATCTTGAACAAAATCAATTAATTATTAGTTTTGAAGCTGTTCAAGGTGTGTCACAGTATCAGTTAGTTTATAAATATGAAGACGATAATCCTATAACAGAAATTTTGACAGGCACTGACTTTACAATATTTAATGCCAGAGCAGGGAAATATAAAATAGAAGTATTTTCGTTTAATGCATTATTACAATTATCAGCACTTCCAACAAGCAGAGTATTTTTTGCTCATGGATTATTAACACCTACTGAAAATGTTACGGGTATAAGTTTAATTGCCATAAATGAACAATTAGTAAAACTAACTTTCAATAGGGCAACACAATCTTCAATTTTAAATTTTGGTAAAGTTCATGTAAGACATTCTATTTTAGATACAACTAATGCAACCTTTTCAAAAGCACAATCTGTTATAACACCTTTACCTGGTAAATCAACGGAAGCAATAGTACCAGCATTGGACGGCACATACTTAATTAAGTTTGAAGATGGAGAAGGAAAATTTAGTTTCGCTACTCCCGAAAAAATTGCATATACATCAATTTCTTTAATTGATTCACAAAATATAACATCACAAATAAATAGAGAAGATGAAGGTTCATCTGTTTTTAGTGGAACAAAAACTAATACTGTATTTGATTCAACAAAAGATGGATTAATTTTGACTGCTCCTGCTAGTAATGCAACTGGAACGTATGAATTTGCCAGCACCTTAGACTTAGAAGGTACTTTTTCTGTGATATTTAAAAGGCATTTTAAAAGTGAAGGCTATTACATAAATACAAATATAGATAGCAGAGTAGCATTAATTGATACTTGGACAGATTTTGATGGTACTTTAGCTGAGAGTCCAGATGCTGCGATGACAATACGATCCACGACAGATAATCCAAGTAGTTCTCCTACATATACCGAATATAGAACCTTAGTACATAATGTTGTCAAGGGTCGAGCTTTTCAATTTAAAACAGAACTAAGCACAGTAGATGTCGCACAAAATATAGATTTAGAAGAGTGTGGAATTGTAGCATCATTACCATCAAGAACAGAACAGTCTTCTTTAATCGCATCTGGAAGTGGTGCAAAGGCTGTTACATTTACCGCACCATTTTTTGTTGGAACTGCTGGGCTTAGTAATGAAAATAATTTTTTACCATCTATAAGTATTTCTGCACAGAATATGGCTACAGGTGATTATTTTGAACTAAGCGGTATAACTGGAATAGGTTTTACAGTTCACTTTAAAAACTCAAGTAATGCTAGTATTGATAGAAATTTTACCTACACCGCTGTTGGATTCGGAAAAGGAGGGTAAAATAAAAACAAAAGAACTAAAAGATGTCTAGTCCTCACGATTTTAATATTGCAAACGCCGATGGAGCTACTGTAAGAGCCGATATAAATTTAGTGTTAGCTGCAATACGAGATAACAGTTTAAGTTCATCTGATTTAACAACAAGTGAAAGTGTAGCAGGGCAGTTTAAAATAACTGATAATGTACTAAAAATAAGAAATTCTTCAAATCAAGCATTTACAGATATTGGAAATATTAATACTGCAAATTTAGGTTTAATTTCGGCTTCTGGCGGTGAAATGAGTGGGGTATTAAAAATATCAAATGGAACTGAAGCTGCTCCAGCAATATCTTTTACAACAGATACAGATACAGGATTATTTAGGGATGCAGCTAATATCATGGGCTTCACTGCTGGTGGTACAGAAAGCATGATTTTTAGTGGTGATGGAATTACTTTAAGAAGTCAAAATGAAATAAGATTTGGTGATGCTGACAGCAGTAATTATGTAGGAATAAAAGCACCTAGTACTGTTGCATCGAATAAAACAATAACATTACCTGATGAAACAGGAACTTTATTAACTTCAGCTTCTACGATACCTTCTAGCACTATTGCTGGTTTAGGAAAATCAGTTTTTGATTTTGGTGCGACAGGAGATGGTGTTACAGATGATACTGCTGCTATACAAGCCGCTGTTGATGATTTAAATACCACATCAGCATCAAGATCAGCGACATTAGTATTTCCTGCTGGAACATATAAGATCACAAAACCGATTGATTTTGCCCTTGGAGCAAATACTCAAATAACTGGGACTTATACGAGAACAGGCAGTACTATAGCTGTCACAACTTCATCAAACCATAACTTGATAACAGGAAATGAAGTCACTATGACTTTTACTAGTGGCAGTTCAGCACCCGCTAATACCACATATAAAATAACAAGAACTAGTGATACTACGTTTGATTTGACAGATAGCGTAAGCTCTCCAAATACAAGCGGAAATTGTACAACAAAGATTGATAATTTCAGAAGAGAAATTATAGGCAGCCGTGGAACTATGGGCGTTGCAAAAATTCTTGTGGATTTTAATGGTTATGGCAATACAGCTTGGAATACTAGTACTACATATGCTATAAATGCTGCAGTCACGACAAGTGCTGGTAATTCTTATATAGCAACGGCACAAAGAGATTCAACTATTGCTGAACCTACTCATACTCATGGCGAAGTTAATAATTGGGTTTGCACAAGTGCTGGAGCGTTTCACTTCGGCCCTGTAACTACTGGTAATGCCTGTGAATTTGCATTGTCAGGATTCTTTTTTCAAGGTGTAGAAAAAGATTCAACTGGTGCTTTACGCCGTCATCCTCCAGCTATCGAAGCACTAGGAATGGCACAGAGCAGAATGAACAATATTGTTATTAAATCTATAAAAAATATAGCGATGAACATATCTTCACCGCAAAATAATAAGTTATATAATATCAGTGTTTGGTTTAGTGGAAGATCATTTGCATACAAAGATACGGGAATAAAAGATACTTCATCTGGTATAGCAAAAGTAATTGTTGATCAAGCAGAAGGCTCAAATAATGTAATTGTTGATAGTACTTTAAGTGCTAACAATACACCTTTTACAGATACCGATTTATTTAAAACTATATGTCTATGGAGTAGTTCAGCTACAACTCAATTTAGACAGAAATGTAAAATAACAGCTAAAACTTCATCAAGTCAGGTTACTGTTGATGTTCAGCAACCTAATATAGTAGACGCTAGATTAACAGATAAAAATTTAATTTTTGGTTCACCTCATATAACTACAACTTCAAATAGCACAACAATTACCGCTGATGCAAATACATTTTTATCAAGTGATTTAGGTACTTTTATATGGTTGAAAATTGCAAACCCTACAACTATTACACCCTGGAGCAGTAGTACTGATTATGGCGGTTCAAGTTTTCCGGTTGGTGTTTTGGCTAAAAATAATGGTCTAATTTATAGATTAACCCATAATGTAGGTTCTGGGCATAACGCTCCAACTCATTTAAAAAACCTAAAAGATATTTCTGCTTGGCAACCAAATACAGCATATACAACAGATGATTTAATTAGAAATAGAAAAGTTTATACAATAACCGAAGCAAATATAACAGAGGCAAGTCCTGGAGTATTAACTTCAAATTCACATGGTTTAGAAACTGGTGTAAAACTTCAATATAACTCTCAAAGTGGAACTGCACTTGTTACTTCAGAAGGTACAGCCGCAGATAATACAATTTTTTATGTTATTAAAGTTGATGCTAACAATTTTAAAATTGCTTTATCTTTGACTGATGCAATAGCGGGTACAGCTTTGCAAATTACTAATAATGGTAATAACAATCAAACATTTGATTATATAAACTTTAGCGGCAATATATATAAAGCAACAGGAACCATAGCGAGTGGTGTTGCTGAACCAACTCAAATAGATGCTAGTACTAATTCTGATGGTTGGGAACATATTCCTTGGGATATGATGGAAATAGGGTTAGTAAGAAGAAAAATACTTGCATACAGTTCCGCAACAACAGTTTTTCTAGATCAAGCACTTGGTGCAACTACTACAACATCAGATTCAACACCTTCTGAAAATATTACCTGTGAGATAGCAATACCAGCGATAGACATAAATTCAGATCATAGTAGTGGTAATTCTTCTGATAATAAATTTATTAATTTACAAGTAGAAAGCCATAGAGGTGTCGGTGTTTGTGCTGAAGATCAAAGTTTATTAGATTTTTCTGGAACAAAAATTCACTCTGAACAAGGCAATAATGCCATTTTAGAGTCTGCAATTGATTATTCTGTTGCTGCTTTATGGTTACATCAAGTCGATGGTACTTACGAAGGTTCTACTGATGGACAATATATTGGTAATAATAGAGTTTATTTATCAGGTCAAAGTGCTGGATTTATTTTAAGTAATTTTATAACAAGAACTGCTAATCATGAAAAAATAATAGCTGTTGATGAAAAGAACTACTTTTTTGATGGTGCTTCTTTGATTATTGATAACATGAGCATGACAGGTGGTGTTGCGGATGATGAACTTAAAGAGGTTGTAGATGATTTTAGTGGCACTCCTGTAGGTTATATATTTAATGGATCGTTTGTAAACCAGGGGTCTGAAACTTCTGGGCCAATAATAGGTCATATAACACAAGATGCTTATGTAAAACAAGAAGGATCTCATGCCAGTTTATATCTTGATAAAGGAAATTTAGTATTGCCTGATAGCACTGCAAGCACTTTAGGGAAAGTACTTATTGGGGCAGGCGAAGACCTTGAACTTTATCATGATGGTACTATTTCAAGAATAGAAAGTGATGGACATCATTTATATATAAAAGGTGTTGATATAACGTTATTTAAAGGAGGTAGCAGTGAAAAATTTATATTCTGTGATTCTGATGGTGCTGTAGAACTGTACCATGATAATGCAAAAAAGGCACAAACTTCTAGTTCAGGATTCGATTTACCATCAGATAATAATAGATTACGAATTGGAGCTAGTCAGGAATTACAGCTTTATCACACAACTAGTGGTAATTCAGTTATAAAAAATAGTACTGGTGTTTTATATATTGCTGGCGATGATGTTCGTATTGTAAATAGTGCTATAGATGAATCAGGTATTAAATTCACTGCAAATGGGGCTTCAACTTTACTGCATAATAATAATGAAAAATTAACCACAAGTTCAAGTGGTGTATCGGTGACAGGCGATATAAACCCAACAGGCAATTTAAATTTAGTAAATAGTTCATCAAGTTCTGTTGGAAGAATAAATTTAGGAGGTTCGCAAGATTTAAGAGTTTATCATACTGGTTCTTTAGGTGTTATTAGGAATGACACTGGTACTCTATACATTGATAGTAATGATTTTGAATTTCGTTCATCAAATGGCTCTAGTGCATTTCAAAAGTTTATAAAACTTGATTCAGATGCTAATGGTGATGGTGGGGTTGTAGAACTGTACCACGATAATATAAAGCGTTGTGAGACATCAGCCGATGGACTTGATCTGCCTGATAACAGTAAACTTCAATTAGGAAATTCGCAGGATATAAAACTATATCATGATGGTACGCACAGTTTTATACAAAAAGGTGATGGCACTGGTAATTTATATGTTGACGCAAATGGAATAATTTTAAGAGGAGCTAATGCTGAAACTCTTGCAAGTTTTACAGAGAATGGGGCTGTTGAACTATACCACGATAATGTTAAGCGTTGTGAAACGTCAGCGGATGGCTTGAACTTGCCAGACAATAGCAAGCTTCAATTAGGCGACTCGCAGGATTTAGCTGTGTTTCATGATGGGAGTAATTCAAGGATACAAGATTCTGGCACTGGATTTTTACTATTAGATACCAACACCTTAATGATTAGAAAGGTTGATGGTTCTGAGACAATGGCAAAATTTATAGCCAATGGGGCTGCTGAACTCTACTTTGATAATACTTTAACGGCAAAAACATTAAGTTCTGGATTTTCGGTAACAGGTAGTTTAGGTGTAAATACAGATTCCCCTAGTACTCCTGTACATGTTGTTTCTAGTGGAGCACGAGGAATTACTGTTGAAAGATCAAGTAGTGCCAATGCAACTATTGAGTTTAAAAATACTAGCGATAGTATGTTCTGCGGGCTAACTTCCAATGGAACAGGTTTTGCCATTGACGATGATGATAATTTAGGATCTGGGCCAATGTTATTTGTCCAAACATCGGACGGAAACGTAGGTATAGCAAACGATAGCCCAACAGAAAAACTTGATGTTACTGGTAATGCAAAAGTATCAGGGAATGTAAGTTTACCAGATAACAGCAACCTTCAACTAGGCGATTCGCAGGATTTAACTTTAGTGCATAACGGAACACATTCAGTTATATCTAATAGTACTGGCAATATAAAATTAGAACCTACACCGGGAGAAAAAGGTATAGTGATAGTTCCTAACGGTGCTGCGGAACTTTATCACGACAACAGTAAAAAGCTTGAATCAACCAGTTCGGGCATCACAGTGACGGGAACAGTTACAGAAACATCTGATATTGCATTAAAAGAAAATATACAACCTTTGAATAATGTTTTAGATAAGGTAAAACAATTAACAGGTTATCAATACAATTTTGTAAATTCAGAAAAAACTTCTATGGG